TACACCCAAAACAGCAGGTCCATTGTGACCAATGCCATATAAAACATCATCAATATTAAATGCCCACTTGTATCCTTCTATCCAGCCAAGGTCTTGAACTCTCTTTACCCCAGCCAAAACACTTGTACCATGATACACAGGAGAAGCATTAGGGTAAGATCCACCCTCCCAAGGGTCCGACTTCTGAGCCTCCCAATAAATATTCTCAACAAGATACTTATAATCAAGACCTTTTACTTCTGCTGGTCTAGCAGCTAATTCATGCCCCAAAGCAAAGCCAACACAAGCGCCTTCAGTACCTTGGTCGAACCAATCATTGCAGCGCCATGTATAAGAACGAAGCTTAGTGCTTTTTCTTAAATCGGAAATAGAATGTCCTCTGCTCTTCTCGTCAAACTGAACTATACGATCAAGCTTGATGTCTTCTGTTTGTTGGTTGTTTTTTAGTTTTATACTCATAGCGTTCTATATATTTATACACTATTTGAGCAACTTTTTCAAAATAAGTGTTGACTCTTGTTATAAAAGAGGGTATGATCACCATCATGAACATACAACAGTATATGACTCCAGAAATATTAGGACCGCTAACATTCCTTAGCGTATTGTTTGTGGCACTTCTTAGCTCCATTCAAATAAAGAAAATACAAGAAATCTCTGAGCATTACGAGCATGAAGATGAAGAAGAAGATGTCAAATATGAAGCTCATATGGAAAAGCCAAGCTCTGGTCAGACATGGTATCACAGGATTTCTTTTAACTGTCCTTGGCCAGTTGTGGGTGAAGAAAGCGCACCACCTGTAAAGATTCTGCAAGTTAGGGGAGATTGGTTGCAGTTTGGGTCTGGTGATATTAAAACGACTATGAAAGTAAAAGAGTTTTGCAGTCTATACATGCGTGATGAATTCAATGACTTCAAGAAGGTTGAGGTGCAAGATTTTGTTCCAGAGCAAAAGGAAGAACCAGAGCCAGAAAAAGAAGAAGCTACTCCCACACCCGAATTTAATGTAATTAAAATCCATGGAGAAGACTTTGTTTTAACACCAGTAGAAAAGAAAAATGAACAATAAACCATTCACCCACGTAAAAGACATGAGGCTCGGAGATGCTGCGTTAAGCCTCTCTAAGGACAGGAGAATCCTCTTAGACTTCGTTTACACATGTGCGTCTGGCAAACGCTCAGACGGCGATTACAGCCATTCTAGAGAGTATTTGCAGCAAAAGGCAGAAGAAATCCTAGAAGAACTAAGACAGGCATGAACAAACAAGAAAAATTCATCTTAGCCGAAACATGTGCTAACAAAATCTCAGTTCTAGCAGAGAAACAAGACAAATTGTTTGAAAAGCTTAAATTAGACTTGGGCGTAGATGCCAGCGATGAGTATTTTGTTGATGCATTGTTTGATTATTGTTTCAATAATGGTGAGTATTCCGCGAAACTTTTAAATAAGCATCTAAATAAGTGAACCAATACGTGTATATAATTATGAAAGGAGGCCTTCTAAGTTAGAAGGTTAATAAGAATGAGTATATTTTTAGTGGTAATATTGTTGGTTTTATTAATGAGTTTCTTTATATTCTTTTATTTAGAGGACTTCTACAAAAACCCTATCACCAAACCGCTATCCCAAAGCTTTGTTGAAGCAGTGGTACAGACCATAATGATGTTTTTTGTTTTGGCGGGTTTTTATATTATATTCAGAGTTTAGTTCTTGACTTTATTGTTTATCTTTGATATTATCATTATCATGATCAATAAGAAGACAGTAGTTTTGGGTAACGGTTTTTTAGGGAATGGATTTTCGAAAAATGTTACAATGTTGCAATGTTTTTTGATTAGCTAATATACTTTATTAGAACAAATATTTTTAAAAAATGAATAACCGTGAAAAAAGCAAAAAACAAAAAAATAAAGTTTATGTTCTCGGCTTTGAATTTGTTTAAACACAAAACGCGAAAAGCTTCTAAAAAGTTCGAAACAATTTGTATTGTTGGGTTACCTAAGTGCGGAACCACATATTTGTTGGATTTTTTTATAAATGGAAATTTTACCAATATAGTTCATAAAAGAAAAGAAGCTACGAACTTAATGAATGGCAACAGATTTATCAAGTTTAAACATTGCATTGCCAAAAACCCAAGAATAATCTGGGATATAGAATATTGGTCTAAACAATTGAAATATTTTGACGATACTTCTGAAAAATGCCTTTTTATAGTTTGTGTAAGACCATACAACGATGCTATCTATAGTTTGTATAAATACTTTCAAAAAGGAGGGTCTATATCCAACAACATGAAATATAATATATTTTTAGATAGTCATAAGAAAACTTATTTAGATATAGAGAAAAACATAATAACATTAAAAAATACAGTAAAAGAGCTTGTTGTTTTGCGTTTCAATGAAAGCATAATAAATGAAAACACATATAAGATAATAGAAGATTTAAACATTGACTTTAAAACCTTAAAGGAGAAAAAATGGGGAAAACACACTCCAAAAAAAATGCCAGAAGGTGTATTTATAGATGAAGAATTATCTTTGGCCTATCAATCACTGTTAAACAACCCCTTGGTTAATTCAATAACCTATAAAAATAAAAAGTACTTATACGAGGTCGGCGTTTTGTATAGATTTTGTAAGATTTGGAGGTCATTGAATTGTTAATTTGATTTATACAAATATTATTAGTATAATAAGCTTGAAACTTCTGAGAAAATTAATTTAAAAAACAATGAGGCTTAAGGTAATATCTGCTTATAATGAAAAATTTAGAGAAATCTCTGATCTTTCGTTTCCAACAATAGAATCTTTTTGTGCTAAAAACAACTTCGATTGCGAAAGAGTTTTTATTGAAGATTTTGATAAACCCCCATCTTGGTTTAAAATTCAACTATTCATTAAAGAAATTCATACCAATAAGTATGATTATTTATTATGGATAGATGCCGATGCAATTATTTTAAATGAAGATTTTGATATAAAATCAATAATTAACAAAGAAAAAACATGGCATGTATCTCGCGATTCAAATAATATAAACTGCGGAGTAATGCTTTGGAAGTCTTCTGCTTTTAGTTCTGTTATTTTAAATAAAATATGGTCAATGAATCAAAAATATCTAAACCATATATGGTGGGAACAAGCCGCCATGATAGAGCTTCTTGAGGAAAATTTTAAAAACATCAACGAACACACAGAGTTCTTAGAGCAATCAATTTTTAATGCTTATGAAATTGATTATTATGGATTCACCGATAGGTCTGGTCAAATAAACAAAAACTCTTTTATTTGTCATTTCCCATCTCTAGCGATGGGAACAAGAATAAAATTAATTAAAAAATATCGCAATGTTATATAAAAACAACGAAACAGTAAAGGTGGATCTGGCTCATGCGGAACTTGTTAAATCGCTCATTATGTGTCACAAGCCCAAAAACATACTTGAGTTTGGTTATGGGGGAGGTAGAGTGACAGACAAAATTTTAGAGGCTATTTCTTACAACCAAAATTCACCTTCATATTCTGTTGTTGACAACTGGCTTGATGTAGGAGGCATAATTCCAGATGGTCTTTTAGAGGAATATAAAGGCAGGGCTAGAATTATTACATCTAACGAAGAAGACTTTGTCAAAAACTGCGATATAAAATTTGATTTTATTTTTAGTGACGCAGATCATTATAGAACAGACCGTTGGTTTCTTGATGTTTATTTTAATATGCTTAACGATGGTGGCATTTTAATATATCATGATATAAATTTATTTGGTGGAGCATTTCCTAATTTATTAAACATATATAAAGAAACATTAGAAAACAAATTTAAACATTATCTTTTTAACAAAAACTCTTTAAGTTCAGAGAGGTGCGAAAGGGGTTTATTGGTTATATTTAAAAATTAATATTATGAAAAAAGTAATTATAACAGGGGTGACAGGGCAGGATGGTAGTCACATGGCGGACTATTTGTTGAAGAATACTGAAATTGATATAATAGCTGGTGTGCGTAGGCTTTCGGTAAAAAACCATGAAAACATAAAACACCTGTCTGATAACCCAAGGTTTAAGTTAATCGATCTTGATATCACAGACCAGTCAAATGTAGATCGTGTTATCTCAGAAGAAAAACCAGACTACTTTATTAACTTTGCCGCCAATTCATTCGTAGGAGTTAGTTGGGACATGCCAGAGAACCACATGAATACAAATTGCATGGCGGTTCTTTATCAACTTGAAGCAATACGCAAGCACTGTCCAGATTGCCATTATTACAACGCTGGTTCGTCCGAAGAGTTTGGCGACGTAGTTACTGCCCCACAGGACGAGACGCATCCACTGCGCCCCAGAAGCCCTTACGGAGCATCTAAGGCCGCAGCGAGACACTTAGTAAAAGTATGGCGTGAAAGTTACAATTTATACGCCATTCAGGGATGGTTGTTTAATCACGAAGGAACAAGGAGGGGCGAAGAATTCCTTACCCGCAAGGTAACTAAAGGTGTTGCTAGAATTGTTAAAGAAATTAGAGATGGGAAAACACCAGTTCCGCTTGAGCTTGGTAATTTAGAGGCTAAAAGAGACTGGTCGGACGCTGAAGATTTTGTCCACGGTATTTGGTTAATGCTTAACCAAGAAAAACCAAAAGAATATGTATTAGCTTCTGGGGAGACTCATACTATTCGGGAATTCGTTGAGTCTGCATTTGGCTTCGCTGGATTTAATCCAGATGAATGCTATTGGGAAGGTGAGGGATCACATTCTAAATATTATCATTGCGACCAAATGCTAGTTAAAATAAACCCAAAATACTACAGACCTGCTGAAGTTAATTTACTTCTTGGCGACCCAAGTCTTGCTGAAGAAGAAATGGGTTGGGTAAGAAAAACAGATTTCTATGGTCTAGTAAAGAAAATGGTTTCCAATGATTTAAGCCCTTCCAATTAAAGACCAACCTTTAGATTGTTTTGCTTTAGACCTAACAAGCCTATCCAGAACCCATGTTTTTAGCTTATGGTCTTTACAGACTTTATATGTTGTCCCGACAACAAGCTCTCCGCATGGATTTAAAAACTCATAAACCCAAGCCCTTTTTATATCTTCTTGATTAGAAGTCGCTCTTATGAAATCCTGAGAAAAGTCTGAAATTTTTGAAGTTAAATTTAATAATGCAGATTTATTTAATTTTTCCTTTTTACAAAACTCTGTTAAATTATCTATTTCGACAACCTTTTTAGTGGAAGCTTTTATTAAAAATACTTTTTTTGATTTGGTATTTGATATCTTTAATTTTGTAGACTCATTTTGTAAGTCGTGCTGTTGTCCTCCACACAATCTTATATTGTAGCCATTCGGTATATATGAATTAAAAAAATTAGCATAATAACCCTCCATGTCATTTAAAGCCTCTTGATTTTTAATTCCACTTTCTAAAATTTCAAATTTAAAACTATCTATTCCATACTTTATTACAGAATGTTTTAAATAAGGGTTGTTTGATGATCTCCACCATTTAGGTCTATATCTCTTTTTCAATCCCACCTTAGTTTGCCCTATATATTTTTTCCCATTCAATATATTAGTGATTCTATATATTTGTCCGTTCATGTCATTAATTACACTAATTAGTAAAAAATATGAAAAAACTATTGACAACGATATTAAGCTATGATATTGTTATCACATGCCTAGAGGTCAAAAGAAATGCAAATCATGCGGAGAGTTTGTTGGGTCGAGAGTCTCAACCTGTTCTTGCGGTCATGTATTCCCAAAGGCAAAGCCGAAGAAAAAAGCCAAACCCTTCTTTAAAGAAAGGAAGGAGTTTATTAAGCGGATGCTTAAGGGAGGCAAGTCAGAAAACTTGCAGTTGGATATGATGGTTGTAACCAAGATATTCGAATCTTTTGACAATAATTTGGATTTCTTAAACAATATCTCTCCTCCCTTTAAGCTTGATAAAAGTATAAAGTTCTTTTTAACAGGGGATGGCAAAAAATATCTCAACAAGAAAAAATTGGAGTTTGATTACATTCCTCCAGAGATTGAGAAAATAGTTGACTGCAACGAGAAGATAGGTAATGATATATCTACAAACAAAATAAAAACATTAAGACAATTTTTAAACAATGAGTAAAATAAAAACATCAGAGTTTGCTAAGGAATACCTTAAAGCAAACAAGGACTTGCATTATAACCTAACTGAAGACGTAGATGAATACGTTGTATCTAGCGGTTCAATGAATTTAGATTCATACTTGGGCGGAGGACTATCTTCTGGAGTGCATCGATTCGTTGGGGCTAACGAAGGAGGCAAAACCAATGAAGCTTTACAAGTAATGTACAACATGCTAAATACGGTTGAAAACTCAAAAGCTTTATTTGTAAAAGCAGAGGGGAGACTTTCTAAAGATGTTAGAAAGCGTTCTGGAATAACCTTTGTTACCGATCCAGATGAATGGGTTGTAGGAACATGTTTCGTTTTTGAAAGTAATGTTTTTGATGCTGTTTTTGATTTTCTTAGAGGCTTGCTAAAGAACAACCCAGACAAAGAAAGGCTTTGCGTTGTAATAGATAGTATGGATGGTCTCTTGCCCCAATCAGAACTTGAAAAAAGAACTAGTGACGCGGCAAAAGTTGCGGCTGGAGCTTTAATGACTTCGGATTTCCTCAAGAGAGTTAGTCTTGGTATGTGTAAATTCGGACATATGCTGATTATGATTTCTCAGATCAGAGCAAAGGTAGATATTAATCCTTATGCAAAAGGAGACCCAAACAATCAGACAAATGCAAGTGGTGGAAACGCTGCTTTACATTATCCAGATTGGATCTTAGAATTCCAAAAACAATTCAAGTCAGATAAAATCTTAGAAAAGCCAACCGAACAAATCGGGCCTAATAATAAAATATATGGACATATGGCTAAAGTTCTTATTTGTAAGTCTACTAATGAATCCACTGGCCAGCTTGTAAAATACCCAATTAAACACGGCAGGATTAATGGAAAATCTATTTGGGTCGAACGTGAAATTGTAGAGATGCTTCTCATGTGGGACTTTATGGGTAAAAAGGGTTCTTGGTTTGACTTTGATGAAGAGGTAATATCTTATTTGGCAGACAAAGAGGTTGAATCAAAAACTAAATTTCAGGGCATGGCGTCTATATATGAATATCTGGAAAAAAACCCTAAAGTTTCAGAGGTTCTAGAACAGTTTGTTAAAGAAAAAATTCTTACCTAATGATATTTACATCAATACACGGTAGAGATTTAAAAATGAAAAACCCCACAAAATACTTAATTAAGTGGGATAAAAAATGCAGGAGTAAGATACAAAAAAGAGTAAAGGATTTACTCTATAAACATTGGCTTGCAGATGTTGTCTTTGAAGAGTTCCCCGTAATGGGTTCTAGGATGACTATTGACTTTTATAACGCGAACAAGAAAATAGCAATAGAGGTTGATGGAGGCCAACACTATAAGTATAATAAATTTTTTCACGCGAATGATAGGCAGAAGTTTCTAGAACAATTAAAAAGAGACGAAACAAAAGATAACTTCTGTGAAATGAATAAAATAGAACTTATAAGAATCATAGAATCAGACAAATTAGATGACAATTTATTGAAAACACTAAAAATTATATGAATCCCAAAAAACAAATCAAACAAGAATCAACAATACCCGAAAGCCTCCTTACTCGCCTTTATGATAGTACTGGGTGTATGTCTTACGGCACAAAAGGATTTCTCCTTTTTTATGTTAACGACCAAGGGACTCCTTCTGTTTTCTCTAATACAAGTAATGCTTGTATAGATATGGCTCTCCATAAACTTGTAGAGCTATACATGACACAACCACAAAGACCAAACGACAACTTATGAAAATTTTACTTATACTCGCTTTGCTTTTAGCTATTAACACTTCTTGCTATGCTCATTGCGGAAATTCTTGCTACCAAAATTCATATAGGCCTCCATCGACAGGGTTTCTTCCTTGCGGGTGCAGCTACTATTTAAGGAAAAAATTTGTTGGTTGGGATTGTAATAAAAAGCCCATTTATCGGTATGTTAAAATAAGTTCACATAAACGTTGCAGGGAAAGACATTATATGCATAATAGATATAAACCAAGATACTACCTACCCACTTATAAAAACCCACAAAAAAGATAAATTTAAATAATGATATTCTCATATGAAATAGAAAAGAAGGTTCTGAGCGGGCTTTTGCAGCACCCCGAAAAGTGGGAGGAGGTTTCTTCCTTTCTTAATGATTCCGATTTTTACAGTGAAGATTCTAAGGTTAATATTTCTATATTCAAGCTTATAAGAAATGCTCTTGATAACGCGGAAATCATAGATGAAACAATTCTCATTCAGCGACTTGATCAACTTAAAGTTTCTTTTCCAGACAGCATAGATATTTCTGAATATGTTTTTTCTTTGGCTTTCTATAAGATAAGTGATGAAATTTTTATCTCATCGGTTAAGGAGCTTAAAAAATATACAGCAAGAAGAGAAATTTATAATTCCTGCAAGGATGTGGCCGCCTTCGTTAAGAAGGCTGACCCAAGCTTAAGGTATGGAGAAATAGTTGAGAAGGCTGATAAAATTTATAACGACAGTATACAAAAGTTTGAAATATCAGACTCTGGTCCTGTGGATTTGTTTGGTATGATGGAAGATGTAGTTGAAGAGAGAGGAAACAATCCAGTCACCTTCTTTGGCTTAAGGGGGCCTCACAAAAGATTAGAGGAAATTTATGGATCTTTGCTGCTAGCAGGAAATATTACTGTTGTAGTCGCGAGGAGTGGAGTGGGTAAAACTCAATTCTGTATGGATTTTACAACTAAGGCAGCAGCTTTGAATAATAAGGTTCCAATCCTTCATTTCGACAACGGAGAAATGAGCGAAGAGGAGTTGATATATCGTCAGTGTTCTGCTATATCTGGAATTCCAGTATGGTTACTTCAAACTGGAAAATGGAGGACATCAACTTATGGGGACCTAACTCAAGAACAGGTTGTTGCTAAAGTTAGGTCTGCTTGGAAAAAAATCAAAGGCATCCAGTTTTATTATGAAAATGTAGCTGGCATGTCTGTTGATGAAATGTGTTCCGTTTTAAAGAGGTTTTATTATTCAAAAATAGGAAGAGGAAACCCTCTTATCTTTAGCTTCGACTATATTAAAAGCGATTTCAGTAACTTGGGTAAGTCTGATGGTTGGCAACAAGTAGGTAGAATGGTTGATAGCTTTAAGCAAGCTATCCATAAAGAGTTATGCTTTGATGGTAAGCCTTGTGTTTCCATGATAACCTCGGTCCAATCAAATAGGCTCGGCATTACAACAAATAGGCAAGCTGGTAGTATTGTTGATGACGAAAGTGTAGTGTCTCTATCCGACAACATTACTCAGTTCTGTTCTCACTTATTCCTTTTGCGTAAAAAAGTCGCAGAAGAAATACATGAAGAAGGTGATAGTTTTGGAACACATAAACTAATCAATTTGAAGTCTCGCCATATGGGCAAATCCGCATTAAGAGGAATAAACCCAGTTAGGATGCCAGACGGAACTAATAAAAACAATTACCTTAACCTTAAGATAGAAAACTTCAACATAAAAGAGCTCGGAGATTTGCAGGACTACGTTGACTCAGTAAACAACGAAGATGTCGGGGTGGTTGAGAATGATATATCTGACGATATACCAAATGTATTATCTACATGACCGATTACAAAAAAATATTAGAAGAGCTAGGGTATAGGTTAAAAGACCACGGATCTTATTGGAGAACAAATGCCCTATATAGATCTGGAGACAACGCCTCTGCAATTCAAATTTATAAAGACACAGGGGTTTGGAAAGACTTCGTAGAAGATACTGAATTTTTACCCTTTCAAGCTCTATTAGAAAAGACTCTAAATACAAAAGACCAGTCAATATTAAAGCCTTACCTAAATAACAGTTCTTTAAATACGCTAAGTCGCCCATACCAAAAAAAACTTTTGAAAGAAGAAAAAACATATAGTCGAGCAGCCTTAACAAAGTTATTGCCTCATTACGATTTTTATTTAGACAAGGGAATATCTCAGTCTACACTGGAAAAATTTAATTGCGGTTTAGCCATGTCTAACAAAATGTATCAAAGAATGGTGTTCCCTGTTTTTCGTTCTGATGGGAAAATACACGGCTTCTCAGGTAGAAAAACAACAAATGACAAAAAACCGAAATGGCTTCATGTCGGAAGGTGTTCTGATTGGTTTTATCCTTATTATTCAGTTAAAGAAATAGAGAAAGAGATCTTGTCGAAGAAAACCCTTCATATAGTTGAGTCTATAGGAGATTGTCTGTCGCTTTATGAAAGCGGAGTAAAAAACGTTTTAGTATCCTTCGGTTTAAATATATCCCCAAAATTTATATCAAAGTTGAGCGCGATGCCAATTGATAAAATATTCGTATCTTTTAATAATGATTTTAATTCAGAAAGAAACAGGGGTTTTGAGGGTGCTATTAAATCAATATTTAAGCTCTCAGATTGCACTGATTTTGAAAAGATATATTTTGCTCCGCCAACAAGCAACGACTTTGGTGAAATGACAAAAGATGAAATCGATCTTTATATAAAACACTGTAATGCGTTAGATCATGAAAAATCTTCTTCTTCTATTGTATCTATTGCAGAAGACATGGAAGATCGTGGTATAAACAAAGCATTTTCGTCTAATTTTAAAAAATACAAGAAAACATACAATTTTAATTATGGAAACATCTAACAAACCTCTATCCGCATCTAGGATTAAAACACTCCAAATGTGTTCTTGGCAATACTGGTCAAAATATCATTTGCGTTTACCCGATAAATCTAATCATGGTTCTCTTCGTGGCACAATTTGTCACGCAGTTTTTGAATTATTGGGAGATCCAAGACACAAACATCATTATACTAAAATAGTAAAAAAACAAAACATTCAAGCATCCCCAGCAATCGACAGGATGGTTTTGTCTTATTCTAAAAAGTATGGTATAGATGATTTTGAGAATCTAGATTTAGTAAACCAAATGATCTTGGAGGGTTTAAATTATGATTTCTTTGGAGACAAGGACGGCAAGCCTACAAAGGCAATATCAGAAGAGAAGTTCGATATATCTGTTGATGAAGATGGGAAGTCTTACAGAATCCTTGGGTTTATAGACAAGCTTTACTTGTTTAAAAGAAAAAAAACCGCCCTCATTAGGGACTTTAAAACATCCAAGGCGATCTTCGCGGGGAAAGAATATGAAGACAATATGCAGGATTTAATGTATTGTTTGGCCATCAAGCATTTATACCCTGAATACATTAAGAGAAAAATGGAATTTCTGTTTTTAAAGTTCGACTGTAACAATGAGGGGTTGCTTGAAATGGAACCAATTGATACAGATGAGTTAGAGGGTTTCGAATATTTTTTAACAGAAGTCCAAGGAATTATCAATAACTTTGATGAAAAAACAGCAAAGAGTAATTTAGCTTACGACAAAGGCTATCCAAAAAAAGAAGACGGGTTCGCTGGCAAGATTGTTTGCGGTTTTGCCGATTATGCTGGTAAACTCAAGAAGGACGGGACCCCAATGTGGCATTGCCCCTTTAAATTTGCCTTTGATTATTACCATCTCCTTGACAAGGATGGCGTATTTGTTTCTTCTGCATATGACAAGGGAACCTTGCAGAAAAAGCTTGACGATGGTGTCGGCAACGAGATTAAAAAACTTAGATATAAAGGTTGTCCAGCTTTTCGGGTTGACAACGTTAGCAATTTGCTTTAATATTGCATTTATGATACCGCTATTTAAGAGCCAGTTTAGCATTGGTAAATCTATTTTAACTATTGATGATATTGTTGATATTGCGAAAAACAAATCACTAGAAGAGGTTGTCTGCGTGGAAGATTCTTTTTTTGGTTTTAGATCTTTAAAAAGCAAGCTCTCAGAAGCAGGTATCAAGTTTATTTTCGGGATAAGGTTGTCAGTTGTTCAGGATTCTAACGACTCTGATTTGCGTCCTAGTAAACTTGTATTTTTTGCTAAAAATAATGATGGGGTAAAAGCCTTAAGGTCTCTTTATACCTCGGCTCACACAAGCGATAGTGGTTCGCTTTCTCTTGCTGATTATAAAAAATCATTTTTCAAGGACATAAAAGTAGCTGTACCCTTCTACGATTCTTATATTTATAATAATATTTTTATGTTTGGGTTGTCAGAGCTGTGCTTAAGTGGTATCGAACACACTTACTTTGTTGAGGAAAATAACCATCCTTTTGATTTTCAGATAAAGAGGGTGATGGATTCTTTGGGTGTCGAGACAACTCAATGTAAGAGTATATACTATAAAAACAAAGAAGACTTTCATGCCTTTCAGATGCACAAAGCTATCTGCAACAGGAGAATGGGCAGAAGCCCTACTTTTTCAAGCCCCAATCTGAACGATTTCGCATCTGATGAATTTTCTTTCGAGTCTTATCTTGAAAAAAATCAAAAAGAAGTTATTAGTGTATAAATATACATGGAATACGACTTTTCAGATCAAGCCGCAAGTTTTTTGAAATCTTTTGCTAAAAGGTTTTCGCACTCAAAATACGATGATCAAGATAAAAAAGATTATGATCACGAAATGACTATCTCAGAGCAATCTATGCAAGAGCTCCATGAAAACGGGGTTACGTATATAACCGAATCTGGAGATGGAGAAACAATGGTGATCAAAGTTAGTTATTCTGGTAATAAAACTTGATCCATGCATTAAAAGATTGACTAGTTTACATTTTGTGTTACTCTCTAATCAGAGTAATGCTTAAATACGATCAAAAATACATAGTCTTTGATACAGAGACAGAAGGATTAAACCTTCATTCATCTAAGCCTTGGCAAATTGCTTGGATTGTTTGTCAGGGTTACAAGATTATAGAGACTCATAATAGGTTTTTAGATTTTGATGACCTTGAAATTCCAGATATAGTAAGAAAACTTACAGGATTCTCTTGGGACACTTATAACAAAAAGAAAGAAGATCCAGAAACTGTTCTTGCCGACTTTGAGGAATACTTGTATGACCCTCAATACAAAATAATAGGTCAAAATTTATTAGGCTTTGATGTCTATATGATAGCCGAACTCCAGAGAATGTTTGGAAGGAAAAGAGACTTTACTTATTTTGATAGAATTTATGATACCCGCGCATTGGGTAAGGCTCACAGAGAAGGGTTAGAAAAACCAAAAGAAAACTTTCTTAGCTGGCAGTACAAAATAATAAACGACAGAAGTCTAAAGTCAAAGGTTTCTCAAATTCAATTATTAAAGTATTTTGGTATTGACTTTGAAGAGGAAAAGTTGCATGATGCTCTTTATGATATTGAGATGTGTTACCAGATTTTTTGCGAACTTAAAAAAGCAATGAACTTATGATATTTGAAGACTTTACAGATTACGATGATTGCGAGCCAGCGGGAGTAGAACTTCCAAAGACTCCTGTTAACGAGGACACCTTAATAGAGCTTGGTTTAAATTCAAATAGCTCAAACAAGGAAATAATGTACGAGTTAGCTCGCAAGGGTTTGAGGGATAAGGGCATAACAAGCTATAAGAACAAAGAGGTTTATTTCGACAGGGTTCAAAAAGAGTTAACAATATTGGACGAGCTTGGGTTCACTGATTATATCTTACTTAATTGGGACATACTTAATTACTGTCACGATGAAAACATACCTACAGGGGCAGGCAGGGGTTCTGCAGCGGGCTCTCTGGTGCTTTACCTACTTGGAGTTACAAATATAGACCCTATCCCTCACGACTTGTTTTTTGAGAGGTTTGTTTCTAAGAGCAGGGCTAAAAAAGTCACAGATAAAAACGGCAAAGAGTTCCTCGTCGGTAGCTTGCTTCCAGATGTTGACTCAGACATCTCTTACGAGAAACGACAGCAGGTTATTAAATACATCGAGGATGTGCATAAAGGGAAAACAGCTAAAATATTGACATTCAATACGTTTAGTTCAAAGCTTTGCATTAGGGAAGCTACTAAATATTTTGATGGAGCTAAAGAGGAAGAGGCTGGTAGGGTTAGTGATATGATCCCAAAATTACACGGCAAAGTTTTTTCTCTTAATAAAGCAGAAGAAGAAAGTGAAAAATTTACAGCTTGGGCGGATAAACACAAAAAAACATTTCAAAACGCTTTAAAGGTTGAGGGTCTTACAAAGAACGTTGGTGTTCATCCATCTGGTATTGCTATTTGTTCTACAGATATTGGCGATGTAGTTCCACTCCAAAAAACAAAAGATGGTGATCTAGTTACTGCATATGACATGAACGATGTTGCAGACTTAATGGTAAAGTTTGATATACTCGGACTCAGAACCCTTACAATCGCTCACAAAACATGTCAAAAAATAGGTTTAGATCTAGAGTTAGTAAACGAGGAAGACCCGTTTATTTATGAAACACTGCAGAACTTCAATCACCCAGTTGGTTTGTTTCAAATTTCTGCTGACACAAACTTTAGAGTATGCCAAGAAGTTAAACCCAATAATATTAATGAACTTTCTGACGTTGTAGCGCTTGCAAGGCCAGGGGCCTTGCAGTTCCTAGACGAGTATATTAATCAAAAACATGCACCAACAGATCTTAATTTGCAAAAAGACTTGGATGAAATTTTGTCTTGGTCTAATAATGTTATTCTTTACCAAGAACAATTAATGCAGATTGCCAATAAGGTTTTTGGTCTTACTTTGGACGAAGCGGAAACCTTGCGCAGAATAGTAGGAAAGAAGAAAGCAGACGAAATGCAAGAGTGGAAGGAAAAGATTTATAACGGTGGTTTAGAAAATCATTTAGACGAAAGAATATGTGACTTTTATTGGGGTGCATTAGAAGCTTCTGCAGATTATTCTTTTAACAAGTCTCACAGTTTCGCTTATGCTAACTTAGCAGCCAAGACTGTTTACTTAAAATACAAACACCCGAAGGAATTCTTTTTGTCTGTCCTTGAGTCTTCTGAGTTCGAGCCAGAACCATTAAAAACAGTCAACAGTGTAAACGAAGAGCTTTGTGATTTTGGTATTGTGCTACTTCCTCCAAGTCTTTTTAAATCAGATATAAACTTCAAGATTGAAGGTGCAAATATCAGATACGGTTTAAATAGCATCAAGGGGATTTCTCTTAAAGCTCTTGAGAGTTTAGTAGACTTTAGAGGTGTTGAGTTTAATAATAAGTATGAGGTTTTTGGCGCAGCAAAAGAGTGCGGTATTAACATATCTGTCTTAGCTGCCTTGATTCAGGCTGGGACTATGGATGACAAGACTGATAATAGAAGTCGTTTAGTTCTTGAGGCTCAAGCATTCAACTTATTGACAGAGAGAGAGAAGAGGAACTTCGTTAAAATAGGAGAAAGATTTGGATATGACATATTAAACTCTATAGCAGATGTTGTTGACACAAAAGTTTTAGGAGATGATAACAAGCCTATAATTTCAGAGAAAAGGTTCGAAACATTCAAAAGAAACTTTCTTAAGTATAGGGAGATTTATAACAAGAATAAAAGCCACGAAAAGTTCACAAACTGGTGGTATGAAAACAGCCTTCTTGGTTATAGCTATTCATATTCTCTTAATGAGTGCTTTGAAGCAGATTACGGAAGATTAGAAACGCTTAAAGAAGTTTCTCTATTAAGCTCTGCAGATAAATTTAAAGCCGTGTGTCAGGTCAAAGATTTCTTTACAAGAATATCCACTAATGGCAATAAATATATGATGATAGAGGCGTCTGACAATACCGCTTCAACAAAGTTGTTGTTAATGGACAATCAAAGAGAAGAAAAACTTTCCAATTTCCTTGCTAAAAGCAAAATTAAAAAAGAGGATATAATAATTATAAATGCCACAAAAAGCGATGGAGGAACTAGTTTCGTAGATACGATAAAAGTAGTAGATACAAAAATATTAATGAAATCAAGAGACATAAAGAAAAAATGAATTTAAAACTTTTCACACCACAAATACGTTCTGTAATTAAAGATTCGGAGACTGCTTGCATTGGCATGCATAGGCATTGCCTTGACATTGATATATTTTTTGATTGCTTTCTCGATGACCTTAGCTTATCTTGCGTAAAGATAATAGAAAAATACAAGATAAAAGAAGCTTTATATAAAGCGAGCGACTCTGTAATACAGAGGAAAAAGCGCAACAAAAACTGTTCTAAAAAATTCGACAAGTCCCTAGTTAGATTATTTAAAAATTGTTGGGAATCCTCCCAAGAGATGTTTGGTTTTGATTATATACCTCCAGAAATTGTATTCTTAAATTTTCTCGATGTTGATATAGCTCCAAAAGCAATAAGAGATGTTGTTTTGATTGATAAGGATCTGGTTCAAGACATTGTCAGTGAGATAACTTTTTCTTTGAGTGATGTAGATATATCTTTGATTGAATCTATTGAATCCATCGAATCTCAAACACCATTTTCTAGGGACAAGGAAATTATCGATATGTTTGAAGAAAACGAGGTTCTTTCTCAATTTGCTGAAAATTTAAATATAAAAGCAGTAAATAATAAGTTCGATAAGATTGTTGACTTCGACGATAAAATATCTGAGATATCTACTGTTTTATGCCGCAAGAAAAAGCCTAATGTTATATTAGTGGGGACAGCGGGGACAGGGAAAACCTCTCTTGTAGAGGGACTTGTCAACAAAATTGTAAACGGAGAAGCTCCAGAGCTTTTGTCTAATAAGGTTATTTATTCTGTTAGTTTGTCTAGCATGGTTGCAGGAACCACTTATCGCGGACAATTTGAACAAAGGTTGGAAGAATTTGTTAATGAAGCAAAAAAATATGACAATGTAATTCTTTTTATCGACGAGGTTCACACTCTTGTCGGAGCGGGTGGTTCAGGAGGCTCTAAGGAGTCTCTAGAAGCTTCGAACATACTAAAGCCAGAACTAGCTCGCGGAACCATTAGCTGTATAGGAGCGACCACTATTAACGAATACAACGCCACAATTAAAAAGGACAGCGCTCTGGACAGGAGATTCGAGAGAGTGACCGTGAGGGAACCTTCTAAATTCCAAATGCGTAAAATATTGCCTACAATAACCTCTTATTACGAAGAGTTCCACCATGTCTCCTACTCTAAAGAGTTTATAGATAGTGTTATTGATTATTGTGAGAGGTTTAGTCCAAACAAACACTATCCAGATAAAGCCGTTGACGTTGTTGACCATTGCGGGGCTCAAGCTAAAGTTAGTCACTTTGAACTTAATCCAGAAATGAAAAAGATGCAACTTGAAATCATCAGGCTAGCTAAAGAACAAAAAAATCATGATGGTTTGTTGGCAGAATTCGAAAAGAAATTATCGGGCTGGTCTGAAAGAAAGCAGTCAAAAAGGGCGGAGGTGAAAGTCTCCCATCTTGAATCCTTTTTCTCGAGAAAGGAAAGCCCTCTTTCGGGGGATGTATTTTTAAATGAGGTTTTTTCAGATATAGTTAAAAAGTTTGCAGGTCATAACAAGACAATAAATGATTTAAAAGAGTCTATAATTATTTCTAATTACAATCTAAACACAAAGGTATCCTCTCCAAGCGTTTTTTGTATCAATGGAGACGATAAAACAGGGAAAACTTATCTCATGTCTATACTGAGAGAAAACTTTGAAAGATCTGGAGCTAATACGCTTAGTTATAGCGGTATACATTTCTCAGACGCATACGCATCACAAAAAGTTATTTCTGGAGTGTCGAGCGGATCTTCTCTTTGCGAAAAAATACTAATATATCCCAACAGCATAATATTAATAGACGACTTCGATAGCATACACCCTTCTGTTGTAAATCTTTTTTCAGAAATATTTAAAGAGGGTAAGCTTGAGTTACCCAACGGAGACTGCGCTGATTTTTCTAATTGCAAGTTTTTCCTTACAAGCAGAAAAGCCTCTAATAACAAGCTTGGTTTCAACTCTTCTAAAGAAACTTCTGAATCAGTTATACCTACTGAGCTATGCTCTTCGTTTAATTCTAATTTATTCTTGCATAAGCTTGACGAAAAGGCCTTGCGTAGAGTTTTATGGCATAAGCTAACAAAAATAAAGAAAAGTCTTAATATAAAGAATGTAGAGTTGGATTTTGACTTCAATTTTCTCAAATCATTTGTTAAAGAAAACTCCTCCAAGAGGCATGAAATACAAGATCTTTCTAAGTCTTTTGATTTTAAAATAAATAAATATGTTCAAGCTAGGTTAATAAAGGGAGAAAAGAAAATAAACCTTAAAAAACTCCAAAAAACAGGTTGACAATACTCACAATCTGAGGTATTATCGTATTCATGATGAAACAAGTAACTAAAAAGCAACGTTCGGCTGTAACGGCTATTCGCAATTCAAAAGGTCGTTTTTTCGGTCTTTATACAAAGCAAGGCTCGGTACATAACGCTCAGTTGGTAAATGAAACAGATAACTACATTACGGTTTATGACCGCAATTTAGGGAAGCGAGTTAAGCTCGCAAAAACCAGTATTGACGCTGTAAAAATTAGCTAGAATTATGAGCGGGAGAAGAGCAAAATACCTAAGAAGAATTCTTCGAGATGAGCTCGGATCTAAATCCAAAACTCTAGACCCAGTATCTCGTAAAATTTATCGAAGACTAAAGAAGAAATTCGTTAGTCTAAACAAAGAAGAAAAATTAAAATATAAAATACAAAATTATGTCTGAAAATACACAAAATACACAAGAAAAACCTAAGTCAAAATGGCAAGAGCGAGAGCTCGGAGCTCTTTGGCGGGTAGATGGAAGGAACCAGTCTTTTTATTCTGGCTCTATCAAAGTTGGGGACAAAACAGTTAAAGTTGTCTGCTTCCCAAATAAAGATAAAGAACCAGACTCTAATCAGCCAGATTTGAGGGTTTATGAAAGTGAAGATCGAGAACTTGCAACATAATGGGCGAAGATACAAATAATAACGATGCACCCGAGTCGGTTTTATCTGATGAGGAGATGTTAAAATTCAAACAGGCTTTTTACCAAAAGCTTGGCGGTAGCATTTCTTTTGCTGAAGTTATACAAGTCGTTAATGGAATGTTACTTAAAGAGGTCGATGAAAGGATTACTTCAATGAGTGCTGAAGAACTTGTATCAGCAAATTCAGAACTTTGCGGCTCCGAAAATCAAAACGAACCTGAAGATAAAACTAAAGATAAAACTGAAGATTAAATAAAACAACACAAGGATTCTTGGGGGTTATTCTTAACCTCCAAGAATCTTTTTTTTTATTAAGGTGTAATTATCTTAAAGCAATAGCATCCTTACAAACAATATAAATGTATTTAAAATGAACTCAAGAATAAAACCAACCTCTAAAAAGATTATAGACGAATCAGGCAGACAGATATGGCATATTTCTTACACAGACGAAAAGGGTAGGGTTTATGAATATCAACACCATAATCTTAACATAGCAATTAGAAGCTGGTATAGTATGTTTACTGAAACTCTTGGTATAAAGTCTGGAGGAGGATGATGTCAAAAATAATATAATCCGTGTGATTATTGTCTTGATTTTTGTTACAAAAAAACCTATAATACATTTTATATGGAGTCCTTTGATATTTTAAACATAGAAGTAGATACAGATGATATCTTCGAATATGTTATTGGTAATTCTTGTTATTGTCCAATAGAGAGACAAATAGATTGCGAGAGATATGCGACTTACGACCCATTTGTTTACGATTCTTTTAATAAAGAAATGATTCATCAGGACGATCCGTATGTAGATTTTTGCACTCAAGTTTCCTTGCTTAAAGCAAGGGCTCCAAAAATGTCAGGTGACGAAATATACAGAATATGTGTAGAACTTGAAGAGATCTCTCCTAAAACTATAAAACTATAACAAAACCACTATGTTAAAAAATTCTTTCCCCACTTGGCCTAAAAAAAACCCACTCAGCTTGGGCAATGAAACCTGTAGGTGTTCTGAGTTGTTCCCGAGTCAATTGTACTTAAATCATTCTAACGGCCTTTTTGTCGGAGGTAATACTCGCCCTATCCCTATAAGTGATAATAGGGCCGCAGGTTTCGATTGCGATTATCAACTCTTCTTTGAGTTTGATCCACCATCCGAGGACCCATTCCTTTTCAATTATGCTGAACATGTGTTTATTGTTTTCGACAACCCCTCTAACTGGGACGCGGCATTCAATGAAGGTGATCCTAATGACACCCGACAATGGATTATTAATTTCAATAACTCTTTTCCTATTAATAGTCCAATGTATGCATTCCCCGCCAACACAAACCCTTGCGACCCACAGGGTGATTATTTTAGCGGGCAAGATTCTGCGCAACTTTCTTTTGTACCATTCGATTAAATATACATGACTAATTCAAAGAAAAATATTTTAAAATGAAAATGCCATTATCAGAAATTATAGATAGATATACTATAACCAAATTAAAATCAGAGAGAACTACTGAAGACGTATCTCACGAACTCGCCTCTTATAAGAATGAGATAGACAAACACAACCAAAAAGAAGCGGAGCTCTTTGTTGAAAAGCTCTATAAAATAAACGGTAGACTTTGGGATATAGAAACAAAAGCATCTAGAGAGATAAACTCTAGGAAAACTGCTCCAGAAGATACTGATTACGCCGAGATAGGCAAGCTAGCTATAGACGTAAGAGAGGTGAACTGTGAAAGAAACGGAGTAAAGGCTGAAATTGTAGACGCTTTTGCAGAGGGGTTTAAAGAAATTAAAATAAACTATACCAAAACAAGTTACGGTAAAAATTCATAATGTCTTACATATCAAACAAAGCAAAAGGACTCTCTGGGTCAAAACACATAGCTCATTCTACTTCGACAGGTTCTGATGGAGAAAGAAGATTCTATGATTCCTGCAAGTCTAAAAAACTAGACATAAAAAAGACTCCCGCAAAAGATGATATGCACAAGCATACCGACTTTATTGTTGATGGAAAATCTTTTGATGTAAAGGGTCTTAAAAAATCCCACAATGAGGGTAACATTCTGATTGAACTAAGAAACGTTCAGGGAAAGTCTGGTTGGTGTAATAAATCTGGCAATCCAGAGTGGGTTGCTTTTGATTTTGGTTTATTTTTCGTTTGTGTTAGCAATTCTGATTTGTATGATTTAGCCTGTGATATTTGTGATCTGAAAGATAAGGTATCTTCTATTGGCGCGGCGATGTACAAAGGGTATACCCGTAAAGACAGAAAAGATTTAATGACAGTCGTTAGCTTGTCAGATGTAATTAAAGGATGTGATCATTGGCTTTTGCCTTATAAAGCATTCCATAGTCCTATGGAGTTACTTTAAATAGCTATATAGTTATTGGTTGACAAAGAAAGGTATTTAGATTGATTAAAGTGTAATAATCGTTACCATGCCCTCCGTAACAAGAGTCCACTCCAGCGACACTCAGATCTTCATTGATAATACTGCTATTACTGGTATTCAGTCAAAAAATGTAGAAATAAACAGAGAGTATCAAGATTTAAGGCCTTTAGGCTCTACGTCTAATAAAGACAAAATACTTACCTCGAATCAAACAGTAGGTATAAACTTGGATTATTTGGTTATCCATAATGGATTTGATCCTTTCAATACTTATGGTGGTCTACTAAACATAGACAAACAAGAAATAAAAATAGTAGATACGACCCATGAATTTAAAGCTTTGGGAGCTTATTTGCAGTCTTGTTCTTTAGATCTGTCTGTTGGCGATACTCCGAGGGGTTCTGCTTCTTATGAAGCGGAAGAAATCTCTTATAATGATCAAATATTTCTAACTCCATTAGACCAAACCGAAGATCAATACGCGAGTATTTTTAGACCGCAGGAAATAGTTGTTTCTAAATCAGCAGGATTTGAAGATGGTATTGAGGGTTGTGATGGTGGTGTATGTGGTTTTTGTATACAATCAGCCTCAATAAATGTGTCTTTGAATAGGGAGGCTGTAAACAAGGTAGGAGAAATGATTCCAAGAATGAGATACCCTTCTTTGCCTATAAATGGAGAAGTATCTTTTGAAGCTGTAAAAACAAACATGAAAGAGGTGGACATTTCTTCATTAATCTTGGGGAAGGGTGAATTAACCTTTGATTTAAAAAGAAAGGCCAGAAATTTTTCTTTGCAATATAAGATAAGCGATTGCTCTTTAATTTCTGTTACCGAAAGCCTTGACTTGGATGGTAACGCGACAATAAACTTTTCTTACCAATTCCCATTAAATAATTCTGGATTAAGGGCATTGGTAATTGGAGAAGACACAGGCGGCGGCGGCGGCGGCGGCGGCGGCGGCGGCGATGGCCCAGTATGTGACTTAGATAATGAATGGGATAATGTTGATACATGGTTAGATGAATGCGATTGGCCACAACCTTAGAACTTGTGTAAAGAAAAACAAAAGCATAAAGAAAAATCTTCCACAAAACTTAGCGAATTTACAGGCTTTTATTATTTAAGAAGTATTAAAATATAAAAAATACTATGGCACAACAAAAATTTACCGTAACCCCAGGAACTCACCAAGACGTACGTAATATTATCAACAGCAATTCTGATGACGCGCAAGCTAGATTATCGGCTCTTGAAACAATCGGAGTCTCTGGAGAATCTGCATATGAGGTAGCTGTTAATAATGGATTTGCTGGTAGCGAAGCTGCTTGGTTGGAATCGCTCATTGGCGCAGATGGACAAGATGGGGTTGCAGGCTCAACTGGCCCTACAGGCCTTACTGGCCCTGCAGGACAAGACGGGACATCTGTAGTATTAAAGGGTACTGTTGCTGATTTCGCCAGCTTGCCAGCTGGCGCTGCAGAAGGGGATCTTTACATTACTTTAGATACGGGGGACGGTTGGGTTAGTAATGGAACAGAGAGTTGGGGCAATGTCGGTGCAATTCAAGGACCCCAAGGCCCGCAAGGTGAAAAAGGAGATATTGGACTCACTGGGGATGATGGATTAACTGGTCCTGTCGGGGAACAAGGTATACAAGGGGAAAAGGGAGATGTAGGAGAAACTGGAGAGAATGGTAATACTGTTCTTAGTGGAGACTTTATTCCGACAAACGAGGGCGTCGATGGAGATTTTTTTATTAGAACAGATACTTTGGAACTGTATGGTCCAAAAACTGCTGTTGGATGGGGAGAAGAACCGACGTCTTTGTTGGGTTCGACAGGACTAGATGGCTCTGATGGTAATACAATTTTAAGCGGTTTTAGCCCACCATTAAATTCAGAGGGAGTAGATGGAGACTTTTTCATTAATACAGAAACCTCTGATTTTTACGGACCGAAATCTAATGGTACTTGGAGCGCTGCTATCTCTTTGCTAGGCAAGGATGGAGCGGGAGTCCCTACTGGTGGAACGACCACTCAAATTATAAGTAAAATAGACGGCGTTGATTTCAATACTACATGGATTGATAACACCGCCAATAACACTGCTTACGATAATGTGGATTCTGGGCTAACGGCTATAAACGTTAAAGACGCAATTGATGAGATTGCTATAGTTAAAGTTAAATTTTGGTACTTAAACAAAATGGGGGATGAAGTTTCCGCTTTTTCTGGAGACGGTGAAAAGACCGCTTGGGTAGCTCCAGCTGCAGGAGAAATTCATTCTGTTCACAGTGGTTCTTCTACAGCAGCCCAAGGAGGAAATATTGTCGTCGATGTTAAAAAAGAAGGGGTAAGTATACTTGGTACGCTTGGCGTAATAGCTTCTGGTTCAAATAGCACAAGAACTGGGACACCACATGTACTTACAGCTAACCCAACTAGTTTTGCTGCTGGAGATAGAATTTCATTTGAAATTAGCAGCTTTACCGCGACTGGAGGAGCAAAAGGGCTTCATACAGACATTCTAATATCTTGGGTTTAAAAACTTACTTTTTAAATGATTGTTAATCCATACATTTTCAGTTCCAATTTAGTCCCCCTGACTAATACATTAATATATGATGAGTTTGGCGTAAAGATTTTTGATATCTTTGGAGAAATCCCCACTTTTGCAAATAATAGCGATATATATCAGGTTGAGATTGGCACATCATGCACAAGTATTCCTAGTAATGGTTTTTCTAATTGCATTGGGTTAAGTGGCTCGTTTGTTATACCAAGTAGTGTTACGAGTATTGGGAGTAATGCTTTTTATTACAACACCCCTATCAGCAATATGTTTGTGGACACCCCTTCTAGCTTTTGGCCGCCGAATGTTGGCGGTGGTGGTTTTAATTATGCTGCAGCATTTTTCCTTAATTTTAGTCCAATTAAAGTTCATGTTTCGCCAGATTATTTTGGGGTAGGTTCTAACTATGATGCTACTTGGGGTTCCAATCAAGGGTTAGCGGCTGGATCCACAATTATTAACTGGGATTGGTATCCATACCCCGTTCCTAATGAGGAAGGCCCAGTTGAAAGCACTCTTTATGATATTAGTGATACTGCTTTAGTTGGTCTTTTCGGACCAATCCCAGACAACTGGAACGAGAATAACTCCCCATATGACGCTACTCGTTTAGAGATCGGTAAATCATGCACAAGTATTGGGGGTTATGCTTTTAATGGTTGTACTAGCTTAACTGGTTTATTAACTATCCCAGATAGTGTTCTAGCGATTGGGAGTAATGCTTTCAGTTATTGCTCTAACTTAACTGGTGCATTGACTATTCCGAATAGCGTTGCAACTATTGGGAGTGGTGCTTTTCAGGCTTGCACTGGTTTAGATGGTATACTAACCATTCCGAATAGCGTTAATAGTATTGAGAGTGCTGCTTTTAGCCTTATCTCAATAAACACATTATCTGTGTTAAATGAATTAACAACCATTTCATCTTTAGCATTTTCATCTAATACATCTTTAACAGATGCTTTTTTAGCTCCTTCTTTTTCTTTGGTAGATGGCAGTACATTCACATCATGCAACAACCTAACTAAGGTTTATGCTAAAGACGCCGCTTCTAATGGATACACAATTGGAGTGGGCCAGAGTGTTGGAGGAGAAACAGTTGAAGTACTTAACTGGGATTGGTATCCATACCCCGTTCCTAATGAGGAAGGCCCAGTTGAAAGCACTCTTTATGATATTAGTGATGCTGCCGTAGTTGGTCTTTTCGGACCAATCCCAGACAACTGGAACGATAATAATTCGCCGTATAGCACTGCCACTCGTTTAGAGATCGGTAAATCATGTACGAGCATTGGAATAAAAGCTTTTTGGGTATGTGACAACCTTACTGGCAGCTTAACCATTCCAGATAGCGTTTTAATTATTGACGACAACGCCTTCACAAGTTGCTTTAACCTTGACGGCACATTAACCATTGAAAATGGAGTTCAAAGCATAGGATTAGGTGCATTTAGCAACGATCCTTTTACTGGTTCTCTGGTTCTGCCAGACAGTTTGGAAACTCTTGGTAGTGGCGCTTTTTACAAAGCCAAATTTACAGGTGGATCATTAACTATTCCTGACAGCGTTACTAGCATCGGGGAAAGATGTTTTAAACGTACTGAGTTTACTAGCTTATTGAGTTTCCCAAACAACATTTCTTTTGAAATCATTCCAGACGAATGCTTTAGTACTTGCTCTGCATTAAGTGGCTCCTTGGTTATTCCAGATAGTGTTACGACTATTGGGGATGGTGCTTTTTTCCAATGCTCTGGCTTAAGTTCGTTAACTATTGGAAATAGCGTTGCAACTATTGGGAGTCAAGCTTTTTATTATTGCACTGGCTTTAATGGTTCATTAACCATTCCAAATAGCGTTAGGACTATTGAAACAGAGGCTTTCCGTGGTTGTGATTTTACTGGTTCATTGACTATTCAAGATGGTGTTACAACTATTGGGAGTCGAGCTTTTGGTTATTGCGATGGTTTTACTGGTTCATTAACTATTCCAGATAGTGTTGATACTATTGGGAGTTATGCTTTCACAAGCACCAGTGCTTTAGATGGTTATTTAGTAATTCCAAATAGTGTTGCGAGCATTGGGACTTATGCTTTTTATGACAATTCTTTTGAGAGTATATATATAGATTGTGCGGCTTCGTCTTGGACAGGGACAAATGCTTTATCCATCTTTCAAGCTTCTCCGCCAGTGATTTACGTTAATGCTCCTGACCCAGATGCTGCTGGATACAATGCAGCATGGAAAACAGCGCAAGGATTACAAGTGGAAGCTATAATTTTAACTTGGCAAAACTACCCAGCTCCAACGCCTAATCCAATTGATCCTGCTCTAACTTACCTTTATGACTCTGGTGGTTCTTTTTTGACTCTTCTTCAAGATGATATACCCAATAACTGGAACGATGGCAATACACCATACAATGCTGATAGAGTTGAGATCGGCACATCATGCACAAGTATTGGTAATTATGCTTTTTCAAATTCTAATAATATGACTGCAGGCTTAGTTATACCGTCTAGTGTTTTGACTATTGGTGATCGTGCTTTCAATCAATGCAATAACTTAACTGGTTCATTAACAATTCCAGATAGTGTTGATACTATTGGGAGTTATGCTTTTAATTATTGCACTGGCTTTACTGGTTCATTAACCATTGAAAATGGAGTCCAAAACATTAGCAGTTATGCTTTTAATTATTGCAATGGCTTCACTGGTTCATTAACCATTCCAGATAGTGTTACGACTATTGGGAGTAATGCTTTTTATATGGGGGTCTTTTTCGGCTCACCTTCTTGGTCTGGAGCATTAACTATTGGTGATGGGATAGAAACTCTTGGTAGTAGGGCTTTTCAGTATTGCTCTGGCTTTACTTCATTAACTATTGGGAATGTTCTTACAAGCATTGGGGATTTCGCTTTTAAAAATTGTAGTGACATTATTCATATATATATCAATTGCGGTTCTGATAAATGGACAGGATCAAACGCTTTACAAGTAACGACCGCACTTACAAAGATATATATTAATGCTCCTGACCCAGATGCTGCTGGATACAATGCAGCATGGAAAACAGCGCAAGGAGTTGCTGTCGGAGTAGTAATTGAGACATGGGACAATTTCCCAGCTTCAACACCAAATCCATAAAACACAAACAATTATTAAATACCGATACCGAAATTCACAACACAATTAAAAATTCTTGTGTATATACTGAATAGGAAGAACTTTTAAAAAACCAAAATGCCTCAAGAAATTTTCATACCAACAGAAGGAGTATCCACACACCTAGAAGCAAGAAACGTTATTAACAGTAACGCGAATGATGCAGAGGTGCGGATAGCTAATTTAGAGTCTAGATTAGATTTAGAACCTCACAATATTAATTCTTCATATGGAGAAGGAGAAACGTTTTATTTTGGTGGTTCCTCTTATAGAGTTGATGACGGGGCTACATTGAATGTAGGTGAAAGTCCAACAACTAATCCAGAAAAAGTAACTTCGCTTGATAATGTTGGACTTGACGGAAAAACCGTTCTTAACGGCATCGTTGTTCCGACAACTGAAGGTGTCGACGGAGACTTTTACATTAAGACAGACACCTCTGACATTTATGGACCAAAGACTGGAGGCGCTTGGGGTGCTGCTACGTCTTTGATTGGCGCTGATGGTGCTGATGGTGCTGATGGTGTAGATGGTGCTGATGGCAAAACAGTTCTTAGTGATGCTGTAGTGCCGACAACAGAGGGCGTTGATGGAGATTTTTTCATTAGAACTGACACATCAGAAATTTACGGTCCTAAAACTGGTGGAGCATGGGGCGCTCCTACATCCTTGATTGGAGCCGATGGAGCCGATGGAGCCGATGGAGCCGATGGAGCCGATGGAGCCGATGGAGCTGCTGGTGCCGATGGAGCTGCTGGGCTTGACGGCAAAACAGTCCTTAATGGAGTCGTTGCTCCGACAACCGAAGGTGTTGATGGCGATTTCTATATAGATACAGTAACTTCTAACCTTTACGGACCTAAAGATAGTGGTGTATGGGGGGCAGCTACTTCACTTATAGGTCCTACTGGACCTACTGGACCCGCTGGCGATGGAGGTGGTGGCACTACACTCTCAGGCACTACAGCAAACGATACTCAAACAGAAATCTTTATAGATGGTACATCTCCGAATAGAGTAGATGTCGCTACTGGTTCAACAATTACATTCTCTGCTTTAGTTGCTGCAAGATCTGCCACAGAAAGTGCTGGCTATAAGATCGAGGGTGTCATTAAGAATGATGCTGGAACAGCCGAAATAGTTGGTGTTGTAGTTAAAACAATTTTTGCCGAAGAAGATATAGCATGGGACGCTACCGTAACTGCGGCTAATAACGCAATTACATTCCTTGTAACTGGCGATAGTGTTGATTCTGTATCTTGGGAAGTAACCCTTAATAAGATCGAAGTAACCTAAAAAATGAGCCAATTATTCAGAGGAGATATCACTAACAGTGTTGCAGAGCTTACCTTGCTTGACGAGGAAGTTATTGGCGGTGGTGCTGGCACATTGTCTTATGGTCTTGGTGGAACTAATAATGGTGAAATTCTTACTGTAAGTAAGGGAGATTTTCCAGATTATAGTGCTGGGTCTAATCCATATTACAATGATACAAATTTTAGAGGATTAGTAATTGGCACAAGTTGCACAACTATTGGAAGTTATGCTTTTTATTATTGCAATGGCTTAACTGGTTCATTAGTTATTCCAGATAGTGTTACAACTATTGGGGATTATGCTTTTAATGCTTGCATTAACTTAACTGGTTCATTAACTATTGGAAATAGTGTTACGAGTATTGGGGCTTATGCTTTTGCTGATACTTCTTTTGGAGGAGCAATAGTTATACCAGATAGCGTTACAAGTATTGGGAGTTATGCGTTTTATTATTGCAATATTTTCTCTCCACTCTATGTTAACACACCAGCATCATCATGGGTTGGGTCAAACGCTTTAACAGGGGCTAGTCTCACTACTATATATGTTAACGGAGTAACAGCATTAGGTTACACAGCTGGAGCGCAAACATTCCAAGGGAAATCATTAACGATAGCCGAATGGACAAACTACCCTAACATACCATAAATTTTAACTAAAACAAAAAAATGAAATACGCAATCACAGGTCCTCAAGGACGAATCCGCAGAATAGTAGATGTAGAGCCGACAGAAGCTCCATACTATAGCGAAATTTCAGATGCAGATGCAGCTACTGTTGATGCCTCTGATGAAATATACTTTATTGTTAACAGCACTCTGCTGACACAAGATGAATTTAGAGAGCAAAAACAAACAGAAAGATTCAATCAACAACTCACAGACTTTGGCGCAGATATTGATGGTGCAAAGAAACATTCAAGAGATCATTACGCCGATAAAAGATACAATGTAGAAGTCGGAGGTATTAATGTTGGTGGTTTGCCAGTAAGAACTGACAGGCTCACAGTATCAAGGATTTATCAAGCAAATGCATTGGCAATTCAAGACCCCGCATTTACTACTGAGTGGAAGATTGGTAATGGATCATTCATTACTGTTGATGCTACACTGATTGGTTCTTTGACTGCTGCAATCACAAGCCACATTCAAACTTCTTTCACTAGAGAGAAGACAATCAACGAAGAAATCACTGCCGCAACTACTATAGCAGAGTTACAGGCAATCACATGGTAATTTAATATGAGTAAGTTTTTCAAAGGCGATGTTACAAATGGCGTAGTTGAGTTTAACTTGCTCGATCCTGCGGTGGGTGCTGGTGGCACTACTGCTACTGTTATTACAAAGAATACTGGAGCGAATGTAGTTGAGCAGATTGTTGGATCTATATCCAGCTATGCATATGGTCTTGGAAGTAATGGAGGGTATGATGTTAAGGGATTAGTAATTGGCACATCTTGCACAAGTATTGGGACTCATGCTTTTGCTTATTGCACTAGCTTAACTGGTCCATTAGTGATTCCAGATAGTGTTACGACTATTGGGAGTCAAGCTTTTTATAATTGCATTGACTTTAACGGTTCATTAACTATTGGAAATAGTGTTACAACTATTGGGAGTTATTCTTTTGGTTATTGCTCTAGCTTAACTGGTCCATTAGTGATTCCAGATAGTGTTACAAGCATTGGGACTTATGCTTTTATTCTTTGCGCTAATATAACTGGTCCATTAGTCATTCCGAATAGTGTTACGACTATTGGGAGTTATGCTTTTGGTGAATGCAGTGGCTTAACCACAGCATATCTAGCTACACCATATGCTAATATACCAACTGGAGGTTTTGGGTCTGGTGCATTTTTCTACTCTGGATTAACCACGGTCTATGCTAATGATGCAGTAGCCAATGGCTGGACATTAGGCGCTGGTCAAACTGTTGGCGGTAAATCTGGAGTAACCGTAATAGACTGGACAAACTACCCTAACATACCATAATGAGCAAAACAT